TGCTTAGAATGTCTGCTGGTATTGCCAAAGCTGGCGCAGCAGCAGGAGCGGCGGCGGCAGTTGCTGGTATTGCATTAACAAAAGCGTCAATGAAGTCACTGGACCAATTAGCCAAGACAGCCGATAAAATAGGCGTCACAACTGAGGCGTTGCGTTCACTGCAACATGCCGGCGAGATAACAGGTGTATCAACTGAGGTGATGAATAAAGCACTTCAAAAGATGACTGTTAGTATCTCAGAAGCTGCAGACGGTAGTGGTATAGCTAAGGACACAATCGCTGATTTAGGTCTCAATGCGGTTGAATTGAACAAGCTACCACTCGATAAAAAGATGAATGTTCTTGCCAAGGCATTCGGAAATGTTGAAAACCATGCGGACCGTGTAAGATACGCCACAGAGATATTTGGCGCGAAAGGTGCGGCGTTAGTAAACACGCTTGCATTGGGCGAAGATGGCTTGAATGATATGGCGAGAGAGGCCGAGCATTTAGGTTTATCTATGTCACGCATAGATACGGCGCAAGTCGAGGCTGCTAATGATGCAGTATCAAGGGCCGGTGGCGTTTTCGAGGGCCTTGGCAACCAGTTCGCAGTTAGTTTTTCACCTATCATTCAAGCAACAGCGGATTCATTTAGACAAGCTGCGCTAGATTCAGCTGATTTCGGTAATATAGGCCAAAAAGCGGCTCAGATGTTGGTTGATGGTTTCGGATATGTTAGCGATATATTCCATACTGTATATGGTGTTATTCTTCAAGGTTCGTTAATTGTAAAACAATTACAATTGGCAATTATTGATTTCGGTTCGACAATGACTCCAGTTTTCCAGGGTATGATTGATTTATATAATACCTTTGCAAACTCATTTGTCGGCAAGAAATTAGGACTTGAAGAAATATCAAGCAGTGCAGAACAAGCGTTTCAATCAATGTCGCAAAATGCCAGAAATGACATCCAATTGCTTGAAGATAAGATTTTTGAGTTCGGCAATTCAGAGCCGCCAAGCGAAGGAATTCAGACGTGGTATGACAACATACAAGCCAAAGCAAGAGAGACAGCCGAAGTTGTAGCAGATAACGCGCCTGGTAAGGTGTTAGCGACAGTTGAAAGTGAAGCGAGCGGCCAACTTGAAGATGAGAATGGACGTAGAGCAGATGCAGCAAAAGCACTTGCAGATTTTGAAAAGAAAACATCAGAAGAAAAGACTAGTTTTGCACTAGGTGAAGGCGCAAAATTAACCGAAGGGTTGGCCAAGCAAAGCAAGAAAGCGTTCGCAATTAATAAAGCATTCCAAATCGGCCAAGCGGTAATGAATACATATGCCAGCGCAAACAAAGCAATGGCGGAATTACCAACACCATTTAACTACATTGCAGCAGCCGCAGCAGTGGCAGCAGGTATGGCTAATGTCGCGCAGATACGCGCTCAGTCATTTGAGGGTGGTGGTTTTACAGGTGTTGGCGCAAGAGCTGGCGGTTTAGATGGTAAGGGTGGCTATATGGCCATGGTCCATCCAAATGAGACTATTATTGACCATACCAAAAACAATGGCTCAAGCGGTTCGGTTAATGTATCATTTAATATAAACGCTGTAGATGCGCAAGGGTTTGACCAATTACTGCAATCACGCAGAGGGCAAATTGTCGGAATGGTGCAAAAAGCCGTCAATAATGTCGGCCGGAGAATTATGTAATGGCTGGTGTTTTCCCCACAAATGTTGGCTTTCAGGAAGTTACCTTTAAAAAGCGTCGATATGATTTATTCAGTGAATCAATAAATGGTCGTACACAGGTCAGGTCGCTTGGTGCAGTAAGAAGGGAATTGACAATTACTTTTCCGCCAATGACTAGAGCGCAATTTAAGCCGGTTTATGATTTCATTGAAAGCCAGGGTGGAAGGGTTGGCACTTTTACAATCAGTGTTCCAGACCCAACGAGTGAAAACAATAACATAACGTTGACGGTTAGACTGGCTAATGATTTGCAGGAGTATCCGCTTGGCGTAGGTTTATTTTATCGCTATGAAGTTGACTTAATTGAGGTCTTATAGTGAGAATAATAAACCAAGATACTATTACAGCATTATCATCCGATAATATCTATTTAGCAACACTAATCCAATTAGACTTTCCCACGCCAATTTATATCACGGATTACGGCAAAAGTTTAACGCATGAATCACAATTATACGTTTCTAGCTCATACTTAATTGATGTTGGCGGTGCAAAGGAAACGGGCGGTGTAAAAGTTAACTCGATGAATTTAAAATTCAATTCAGTTGGTTCTGTTTATTCTTCTCTAGTTTTAAGTAATTCATACATAAACACCAAAGTTACTATTCAAAGAGTTTGCTTAGATGCAAATGACGCAGTGATTGGTGAGCCAATAACGTATTTTGAAGGTCGTGTTATCGGGTTTGAAATGACTGATAATAATTCAGAAAGTCAAATAACTCTGGAAATTGCCAGCCATTGGTCTGACTTTGATAAAATTCAAAACAGAAGAACCAACAGCAGTTCACAGAATTTTTATTACCCTGATGATAAAGGGTTTGATTACGCTTCATCTACAATTACAACTTTAAAATGGGGCAGAGAATAATGCTAGGTGGTTTCATATTAGTTGGTTTAAGTATCTTTGCTGGACTTGCTTCATATCAGCAAGCAAAAAAGATGCAAGAAAAGATGGACCAAGCCAATAGAGGTGTTGAGGCTAATATTGAGTCCAACATTAAGGCCATCCCGGTTGTTTACGGTGAAAGACGTGTTGGCGGTGTTCGAGTATTCATAGACACATCAAAAGACAGAACAAATCAATATTTGTATATGGCCATTGTTATGGCTGAGGGTGAGGTTGAGGACATCACCGACATCCATATTGATGATATCCCAATTACAGATGAAAAATTCAGCACAAACCAGTTAAATGGAAATGTGCAGTATGAAGTTTTTACCGGCACACCTAATCAGCCAGTATCGCAACTCTTAAAAGAAGGAACCGCATACTCCAGCAGTCCTGATATTACCAACCCAGAAGTGGCGCAGTATTACGCAGACAATGACCCAAGTGGAAATTATCCTTGGGCAGATGACCACAGGTTGAGAGGCGTTGCTTATATTGCGATGAAGTTCAAATGGGACGAAAACGCATATAGTGGTGTTCCTAATATAACGGCCAACGTTAAAGGAAAGAAGGTTTACGACCCAAGAACACAAACCACAGCATGGTCCGACAATCCAGCATTGTGTATTCGTGACTATTTAACTAATAGCGTGTATGGAAAGGGCCTAGACATTTCAGCTATAAATGATGCTTTATTTATTCAGGCAGCAAATGACATAGACTCATTTAGCGTTATACCTTATCAAGATGCAGACGCGATTCAGTTATTTACCTTAAATATGGTAATTGATACAGATAAAAAGATTATAGAAAATCTTAACGAGATGCTTTTATCTTGCCGTGGGTTTCTACCTTACAGTAACGGCTCATATGGACTGAGAATTGACCAGGCAACAAATCATATTATTGATATTGGCCCGGATTATATAATTGGCGGAATATCCATAACAGGTACTAAAAAGGAAGATAAATTCAACCAGGTTAAAGTCAATTTCTTCAATAAAGATAAAGAATACAAAGAAGATACAGCCGTTTTCCCTGATACTGATTCTACAATTTATCAAACTTATTTAACCGAAGATGGCGGCGAGGTGTTGGTAGATGATGTTGATATTCAAGGTATTAATAACTACTACACAGCCAGAGAAATGGCCAAGTTATTCTTATTACGTAGCCGACTAAGTACGGCGATAGCTTTCACAGCAACTTCCGAGGCGATGGTGCTAGAGGTTGGCGACACATTCAGAATAACGCATCCAACAGCAGGATGGAACAATAAGAAATTCCAAGTGCAGGAAGTAGGTCTTAACTTTGACGGGACAGTTGAATTGCAAGCGGTTGAGTATTCGGCTGATATATATACTTACAATGAAGCGACAAAAGAAACACCATTCATCCCCACTTCATTACCAGACCCAAATAAACTTGAGCCAGTGACCAATTTGCTAGCCAGCACAGGCACATATATTAATAAGGACGGCTCAACAGTTTCATTCATTGATATTACATACGATGAACCAAACGATGCCTTAATTGACAGTTATGAGATAACAGCTAGTTATGATGGTAAAGATGAAATAGTAAAAACAGCATCAACATTCCATCGGTTGATTACTAAAGATTCAACCAGCTATGATATTTCAGTTAGAGCGGTTAATTATTACGGTGCCAAATCAACACCGGTTACAACTTCAAGCAATTCGGTAAACGATACGACAGCTCCAGGTGATATTACTCCGGTTAATGTGGCTGATGGACTTAAACAAATTGGTGTTTACTGGACAAACCCAACTGATGATGATTTTAGCCATGTATTACTAAAGGTATCATCTACAGCGACAGAGCCAGCTAGTCCAGTTTTAACGGTTTCTGGCAGTAGCTATATACACAAGGTTAATGATTACAATCAAACTAGATATTACTGGGGCGCACCTGTAGATGTTTCCGGTAATATTGGTAATTATACTTATATAGGCTCAGGCTCAACAAATAATGTGACTATAGTTACAGATGAAGTTCAAGCGGATAATATAACCACATCAGCAGACGCATTCACATCAGCAGATGTAAGTTTAAGTAATACATACGTATCATTACAGAGCGCCACTATTACGGTTGACCCAATATCTAAAGACAATGTAAATGCTAGTTTCTCAGTCAATGCGCCAAGTGCTTGCGCTGTAGTGTTTAAGTTGACTAAAAATTACACATTCGGTTCACCGCCCACACCTGTATCCATAACGCTTTATGAAAGCAGACCTAATACAATAGGTTCAGGTGGAAGTCAGTTTAACTATAATCTTATAGACGTGCAGAGCGGTTTATCTCAGGCCGTAACATACAAGCTAGAAGCCAAGATAACAACCACATTGACTGGTGTAGTGGCTAGAGATAGAAGTTTGAGCGCAGTGGACATTAAAAGATGATTGAGTTTAGCAATAATGAAAAAGCCATAGATGAGACAGTTAATTTTATCGTTTATGACGATAATGGAAACATCCTTAGAACTGGCACATGCAAAGAAAGCGTTTTATCTATGCAGGGTAATAATGTAATAAAAGGCGTGGCAAATGATAGACTCCATAAAGTGGTTAATGGTGAGGTAATTGCGACTGCGCCAAATGTTATGGATGCAGAGATTAGAGAGCTAAGAAACGCAATGCTAAAAGATACGGACTGGACACAAATGCCAGACGCACCATTGACAGAAGAACAGAAAGAAAAATATAGAATTTACCGTCAAAAATTGCGTGATTTACCAGCAGAATTTTATGATATAATAAACATAGAGCAAGTCGAGTTTCCGAGGTTGGACGATGTTTGATTGGATATATAATAATATCATTGAGCGAGGTCAGTATTGCACAGCCTGGTTTGATGGCTGGTTTGGTAAGCAGTGGGGTTGTCCTTGTTGTAAGGACCATGATTGGTATTATATGAACCAGGATAAACACGGCCTGACAAAATCACAGGTCGATAAGCAACTATTTATTTGCGTCAGAAATAATGGCGGTTTATTCATGGCTTGCATTATGTGGCTTGGGAATAAAACATTTAGCTGGTACTACTGGAACAAACTTAAAAAGGCAGCGCGACATGAGCGAAGATAGGTTAAACAGAATTGAACAAAAACTTGATAGACTTGTTGATGTTGTTGAATCAATCGCGCGCGTTGAGGAAAAGCAAGCAGCCAATGACAGTAAACTTAACCGGTTTGAATATCGCCTGGACAAAATGGAAGAAGACGTTAACGACGTTGGAAAAATAGCAAGACAGAATTCAGGAGTGGCCAAGTTTGCAGATAAATTCTTTTGGATTGTTATCGGTGGCCTAGTCAGCTTTACAGCATGGCTTATAAAATCAGGGGTTACAGGATGATTAAAAATACAATTCAAAACACAATACAGAACACAATACGTAACACGCTAGGCGATGAAGCGTTCAGCATGTTAGACCTGTTCAGCGGTGGCAAGCGTGGCGTATGGTATGACCCAAGCGACTTGTCGACTATGTATCAAGAGTCTACGGGTGGTACACCTGTAACAGCAGACAATCAGCCAGTTGGCTTGATGCTTGATAAGAGTCAGGGTGATTTATTAGGTGTTGAACTTGTCACTAATGGCACGTTTGATGCAGATACTAGTGGGTGGCAGTCTGCAAGTGACGGTAAATTAAACGCTACAGGTGGAAATTTAGTGGTCACAGGAAATGCAGGAGACGTTGCGTATGCCTCTGCGTATCCAATGACGTTAGAAATAGGAAAGCAGTATATACTATATGTTGACGTAATTTCATTTACTCAGAGCGCAGATATTCGGCTGGGAAAGGTGGTGACGGCAACAGATTATGCACACATTAGTGAGGCTGAAGTTACGGCAGGAACAACATACACAATTTCATTTACAGTAACTACTACAAGCACGGTCTGGATTACTTTGTACGGCTTTGGTGATGGGGGTAGTGCTTCATTCGACAACGTAAGCGTCAAAGAAGTCCTTGGTACAACAGCAACACAGCCAGTGTCAACATTAAGACCAACGTACCGCTCAGACCCCGACAGACTGCAAATCGACCTAGCAGAAGATAGCCTATTGTTCGATGTTCCCACAGGTGGCATTGACGGCTATATGACGATAGCAACAGCAGACGGAACAGCTAGCTATGGTGTATCATTACCAGAGGGTCAGTATGAGCTAGGTGGTGACTTCTTCCCAAGCACTAACAGCATGAGTGGCTTCTTATTGCGTGAGGGTGATGTCAGTAAGTCTGATTTACGCAACATTGAGAAATACTTTGTTAGTAAAGGGGCTAAAGAGTCCTATGGAGATGTGGTTAGTTTTGCTGAATTTTGGCAGGATAATAACATTACAGAGTTTCCTTTGATTGACACTTCAAGTGGCATTAGTTTTTTTCGTGCATGGCGCAACAATAAACTAACTAGCTTCCCGTTAATTGATACTTCAAGTGCTAGTAACTTTCAAGATGCTTGGTACGGTAACAGTCTTACTAGCTTTCCATTAATAGACACGAGTAATGGAACTAGTTTTCAAAGTGCTTGGCATGGTAATAATAACCTATCTGACTTCCCAGAGGGCGTGTTTGATAATTGTTCTTGCACTAATTTTACGAATGCTTTTTTAAGTACAAACCTAACGCAACAATCTATAGACAACATCCTGATAAGCATAGCATCGAACGGCACATCTAACGGAACGTTTACACAATCTGGTGGTTCTGCACCTAGCTCAGCAGGTGAAGCGGCTATAGACGCTCTAGTTACACGTGGATGGGCAGTGACCGTCACAGGTGGATATCAAGGCAAAACACTACCTTATGCACTATTCGAGAATGACGAGAATGGCTTCTGGTACGAAATGGAGACTAATTAATGACAACATTATATCAAACAGTTAATGGCACAGAAGTAACAACCAGTGGTGAACCAGTTGGTCTAGTGTTGGATAAGTCTCGCTTTGGCGAGGAGTTAATTACTAACGGTGACTTCAGTAATGGGACTACAGGGTGGACTGCTAATGATGGAGATAGTGCAGACGGTGTACCTACAATAAGTGTTAACGGTAGTGGTCAACTTGTAATAGAAAGTCAACTAGACGACTACGGTGGTGCTAATCAGGCAATTAATTTAACAGCAGGTGAAACCTATGTCCTTACATTTGATGTTATTAGTTGTAATAAGATAAATGAGGTCAGGGTAGGCACATCGTCAATTATTGGTAATGGTAGCTCTGAGAATATCGCCAGTAGTGGAAGTGTTGATTTAGGTATTAATAGCTTTACTTTTGTTGCTAGTTCTAATGCAAACTATCTATATATCGGTGGTCGAAATGATGTAACATCTTTAGTGATAGACAACGTAAGCGTCCGTCAGGTTGACAGTGTTGTGCTAGGTAGCGAGTTGGTGACTAATGGTACTTTTGATACTGATACGAGTGGTTGGCTAGGTTTAGATTCAGCAAGTTTATCTGTATCTTCAGGTGCTTTGCGTGTAACTAACGTTGGTAATTTTTATGGGAAAGCCACACAAGCAATACCAACAATAGCAGGAAATAGCTATGTAATAACTTTTGAAACTATTGGTGGCACTTCCCCAATAAAAAACTTTAGGGCTGGGACATATGCACTGGGTGTGGATGTGCATCCCCAACAAGGCATCACCGCAATAGGTTCTTATGAGTTTATTTTTACAGCATTAACTGACACAACTTACATTACTTTTTCAATGGACAATGTAGATGGTAATTATATTGAGATAGACAACATCAGCGTCAAAGAAGTCAAAGGAACACACGCTAAACAGCCCACAGCAACTTCAAGACCTACATTCCAAGCGAGTCCTAATCGCCTAGAGTTAGACCTAGTAGACGATGGACTGCTAGTGGATATTCCTACAGGTGGATGGGATGGCTATATGGTCGTGGGTACAGACTTAGGAACAGCGTCCTATGGTGTGAGTTTACCTGAGGGACAATATGAGCTAGGCGGTGACTTCTTCTTTGGCAATAGCATTAATCAGGTGTTGTTCAAAGAGGGCAATGTCGAGCAAGCACATCTGAAGTTCGTTGAGCAGATGTTTGTGAATGATGGGGCTAAAGAGAGCTATGGGGATGTTACGGATTTTGTTGCTTTTTGGGCACTTAAGAACATCACAGAGTTCCCATTAATCGATACATCTAGTGGGATTAATTTTCGTTTCGCTTGGGATGATAACAATTTAACCAGTTTTCCACTAATTGATACTTCTAGTGGTACTAGCTTCGGTTATGCTTGGCGTAATAACAACCTTGCTAGCTTTCCCTTAATCGACACTTCTAATGGAGTTGATTTTACTGGTGCTTGGCGTGATAACAACTTAGCTAGCTTTCCACAACTAGACATGAGTAGTGCTACAAGTGTTTCGTTTGCTTGGTGGAATAATAACTTAACTAACTTCCCTGCTATAGATATGTCTAATTGTATTCTTTTTTCGGATGCTTGGAGTTATAATAGTCTAACTAACTTTCCACAGTTGGATATGAGTAGTGCCGCATCAGTCAGTAATGCTTGGCGTGGTAACAACCTAACAGAGTTTCCTGCTATAGACTTTCCTAATTGCATTAACTTTGGAGCATCTTGGCACAGCAACAACTTAACTAGCTTTCCATTGATTAATGTTTCAAGCGGTAATCTCTTTAGTGCTTCTTGGTATAACAACAACTTAACTAGCTTCCCTAAGTTAGACATGAGTGGTGCTACAAAAGTTGATAATGCTTGGGGATATAATAATCTAACTAACTTCCCTGCTATAGATATGCCTAATTGTGCTAATTTTAGTTATGCTTGGCGTAATAATCCGTTAGAGGACTTTCCTGCTAATATGTTTGATAATTGCCTCTGCATTAATTTTACAGGTGCTTTTTTAATCACAAACCTAAGCCAAACTAGCATAGACAATATATTAGTCAGCATAGAAAGCAATGGGACAAGCAATGGGACATTTGACCAGTCAGGCGGTTCAGCTCCAAGTTCAGTAGGCGAGACAGCCATTGACAATTTACGTTCACGTGGTTGGACAATAACAGTAACAGGTGGATACTAATGAGATATACAGTAGCAGTGCCAGAGAAACATCTGGCGAAAGCAAATGAACTGGCGATGGTCTTTGGACTTAGCCTACACGATAAGAACACATACACAGAGTTAAAGTATGCCGATGCAGATGGTAATCTTTACGCAGTTGCCAGTTTCCTTGCACCTGATACAATGGTGAGTAGAGTTGAGACTGACCTAGTGCGTCCTATGTGGGACGAGGAAAACCAAGACATCGATATGGCTTTGGCTGAACAGGGTAGAGCAGTGGTGGCGTTTGATGTCGCTAGTGTTGACACCATTAGTGCTAATACAAACGATGACTCTTTGGTTGCAGTGAGTGAACTAGGGTTATCTCGTTATGAGCCAGAACCTGAAGAACCAATTAACGAAGATGAATTTATTTACAGTGAGGAAACGCTATGAAGCAGTTAACAAACAATGAAGTGGTAACAAGAAGCGGTCGATTAGATACAGTAACAACATTCTTAATTCAACCTACTGGCGGTGATGTTATCGCTCAGGTGTATATTAATGATGCTTGGGTAGACATGAAGACTTTTGCTGAGAATGATGCGGTTGATATTGTTATCAAGTCAGATGTTCAATGGCGTTTTACTATTCCAACTGGCTCGTCTGTTTACTACTACATCTAACATGAAGTTAATTAAGCAGCTAAAAAGACATGAAGGTTATAGACGTTTAGTCTATGAATGCTCGCGTGGTGTTTTAACTGTTGGTATTGGTCGCAATCTTGAATCGGTTGGCATATCAGAAAAAGAGGCGGAATTTCTGCTTCAAAATGACATAGACAGCGCGATTGAAAGACTCAATAAGCATGATTTACTAGATGGCCATGATGAAGTTCGCCAAGCGGTACTGATTAACATGGCTTTTAATCTTGGCGTTAATGGCTTATTGAAGTTTAAGAAAAGTATTAATCACTGGAAAAACCACGAATACGAGGAATTTTCAAAAGAGATACTAAACTCAAGATGGGCCAGGCAAGTGGGCGGACGTGCTAAAGAATTAAGCGAGCAAGCGAGGACCGGGAAATGGCAGTTTTAAGCATATTCAATGGCATTGCCGGCCTAGTATCTGGATACCTGGATAGAAAGGCAGAAGAAAAACAAGCCAAACACCAAGCTAAAATGGAAGTTATAAAGCAGGGCGGCAATTGGGAAGAGACAATGGCGGCAGCGTCAAAAGGTTCCTGGAAGGATGAATTTTGGACCTTGGTTTTTTCTATCCCTTTATTGTGCGTATTTTATGGCGCAATGTTTGACCCTGATATAATCAATAAAGTTGACCAGGCATTCAGTGCATTAGAAAACTTGCCGGAATGGTATCAATATTTATTATTCATGGCGGTATCAGCATCATTTGGTATTAGAGGTGCCGACAAGTTAATGCAGTTACGCAAGAAATAGCCCACAAAAAGTTCACTCCCCTTGGCCCTAACGGGCCTTTTTTATATCCCTTGAAAAAAAAAGTTAAATTATTTTAATAATAACACTTGCATTGTAACGGTTAACTGTTATTATAAACACATAGACCAACGGGAGATAAACAAATGCAAATCACAATGACACAAGAAAACAATACAAACTTTTATGGCTTCACAAA